CTTGTGTTGCTGGTGCATGTGAAATAGTTTAATGAAATTAGTTGTATGTGAATCGTGTGATGCTGAGTTTGCAATAAAACACACAATGGAAAACCGACTATATAAAGTAGCACATTGCCCTTTTTGTGGTGATGATCTTAGTGGTGAGCTTGAAGATGAGCTTGAAGATTACGAAGAAGAGTATGATGAATGAAAATAATTAAAACAATATTATATTATATCTTTATTTTTCCTTTGGTATGTTTAAAAAATATACTTGACCCTAATTGGTGGGCAAGTTTAATCGGAGAAAAATCTGGTATGTTTGCATGGGCTCGAAAAAAAGGTGAGTGGCAGAATAAACTTACTGGATGGAAGTGGTGGGCTTGGCAAATAGTTGGTGGTATTCTAATAATTACTGTAGCTGAATGGTGCCTTAACAAAATAGGTATGACTATGTTGCCATGGAGAATGTTTTGAGTAATAATGAACCACTTTCATCACAAAGACTTGCATTTGAAGTAAACCAAGTTGGTTCGATTGAAGTAGATAGTAGTACAGGTAACTTATATTTTGAAGCATTTATACTTGTCAGTATTATTGCAGTACTGTATATTGGTAAGAAAGTTGTAGACAAGGTATTTAAATGAAAACTCAGAGTGCTAAGGCTAAAGGTCGAAGATTTCAGCAATGGGTTCGTGATCAGTTAATAGAATCTTTAGATGTTCATCCAGAAGATGTAGAATCTAGAAGCATGGGTGCTGGTGGGGAAGACCTTATTATGGCTCGTGCTGCTAGAGAAAAGTTTCCATATTCTATAGAATGTAAGAATCAAGAAAGTTTGAATGTATGGAAGTCATACGAACAAGCAGAATCTAATTCTGGTAATTATGAGCCAGTTGTGTTCATAAAACGTAACAATCAAAAACCACTAGTTGTGGTTGATGCAGATTATTTTATTAATTTGCATAAAAGCTCTTGACAATACTATTAAAGTATGGTACTGTTAAATATAATAATGATGGAGAGAATCATGAGTGGCACTAAAAAGTGGATAATGGAAATTGAAGATGTCTTTTGGGATAGTGTTCAAAATATTATAAGAAATTCAAAGACAACAAACGAGGCAATATCTCGTTCAGTTTCACTAGGTAAATCAATGGTGCCTTATATTGATTCGACAACAATTGAAGATTCAGTTTATGAAATTTGGAGTATTACATGATTAGCACTACAACAGCATTTTTAGTTACAATAATTGCTTGTATAGTAACTTACTTTTGGGGTAAAGCTCAAAATGATGTAAAAACAATAGCCAATGAAATCTTAGATAATTTAAAAGATGGTGGATATATAAAGACTAAAACAGACGAAAATGGTGAAGAGGAAATAATTAAATTAAATGATTAAAACTATATTTTGGATTATGGTTGGTATTCTCTTATATCATTTTGGTATAGTTACTTCAGTGGTTAATTATTTTATAAATTCTGATGCAATAGATTTAATTATAAATTTTTTAGAAGGACTTAGGGTAAGTGAAGAAGTTTAAAGAAAGAGAAAAATCTGGTTTGACTGTAGAAGTTCGTAACAACGATATCAACGGTGCATTGCGTGTGTTAAAGAAACGTATGCAGACCGAAGGCATATTTAATGAAGTCCGCGAAAGAACTCATTTCAGAACTAAAGGTGAAAAGAAACGACTTGCAAAAGCTGCAGGTAGACGTAGGTGGTTAAAGAAAGTTGAGAAGTTAACAACAGAAGGAAAACTTATATAATGGCTAAAAAAAGAATTGTAGCTAGTACTGTCAACAATGGTTGGGTAGCTCCAAAGGTTCGTAAAAAACGTAAACCTATGACTCCAGAACAACGAGAGGCAGCAGCGGAACGTCTTGCAAAAGCTCGTGCAGCAAAAGCACCAGCTAAGAATGATTCTGTATGTTCCTATGTTCTTGATAAGGGAGATGAACATCCATTATCAGCAAAAAAAGTAAAGACATGGATTAAAACACAAAAATCTCTGGCTTCATCATATAGATCAGAAGTTCGTAGGGATGTAAAAGGTTCTAATATAAAACTAGCTGACAGCATAGGGTATGTTAGGAATATGCAGCACTACTTGAAACATGGAGATTGGTGTGATGATTATTATGGAGAGTATGCAGAAAAGAGGGTGAAATGGAAGACGATACATCCATCAGCAACAACAGTAATGTAGTCAAAGGCCCGTGGACTCGGGCCAAAGTTATTTCCCCACAAGAAACTGACAGACTGACAGATGATATGGCTTTTATTGATGAAGTAGCAGAAGGTATTATGATTCCTACTATACACAATCTTGCTGAAAATGGTGTAGATATAAAAGGTGAAGAATTTATATCTGAAATTGGATTCTTAAATGAAATAATAAAATCCATTATGTATAGAACAACAGGATATCAACACCCTATGACAGACCTTATAGCATCTGTGATGACGGTAGAAACAGAAAATCCATTAACAACTTATGCAAAATTTGACCATGAGTTGGTTAATAAAATAGTTGAAAAAATGTTTGAAGAAAGTGATGAGGAAAACGATCCAACATGATAATTATTGATATGAATCAAATCTCATTAGCTAGTCTAATGATGCATTTGAATATGACAAAATCTAAAGAACCAGATGAGAACATGGTAAGACACATGATTTTAAATTCTGTTCGTATGTATAGAACAATGTTTAATGAAGAATATGGTGAAGTAATACTTACATATGATTCTAAACATTATTGGAGAAGAGACTTTTTTCCTCAATACAAATCTAATCGTAAAAAAGGTAGAGAAGCAGACAATAAAGATTGGGATTCAATCTTTGAAGTCTTAAATAAAATCAAAGCAGAAATTAAAGATAACTTACCATACAAATTTTTAGAAGTGTATGGAGCAGAAGCTGATGATATTATTGCTACACTTTGTAAGCATACACAAACAGAAAAAGATCGTAGTAGAAATGAAAAAATTATAATTATATCTGGAGACAAAGATTTTATACAATTACAAAAATATGTAAATGTAAAACAATATTCACCAATTCTTAAAAAGTATGTGAATGGACATAATCCAGAAACATATATAAGAGAACACATATTTAAAGGCGACACTAGTGATGGAGTACCTAATGTTTTATCACCAGATAATACATTTACTGATGGATTGAGACAAAGGCCTTTAGGAAAGAAAAAGATTGATACTTGGTTAAATATGAATGTTAGTGATTTACAAGATGAGGTTAAAAGAAATTACCAGAGAAATGAAAAACTCATTGATTTAAGTAAAATTCCAAATGAACTTGAAAGTGAAATTATAACAGAATTTCATGAAGCTCCATTCGGTGACCGAAGCAAACTACTAAATTATTTTATAAAATCAAGATTGAAAAATCTTACTGAAACAATTGGAGAATTTTAATATGCCAGAACAAACATACACTATGCTTTTTACAGAGATACTTGATAAAGTACATAAGGCAAAAACTAAAGATCAAAAGGTAAAAATCCTTAGAGAAAACAATACTGATTCATTACGCATGATACTTAAAGCTGGATTTGATCCCAATATTAAATGGGTATTTCCAGAAGGCCCTGTTCCTTACACACCCAATGATGCACCAGCTGGAACAAATCATTCAGTTCTAGCAATGGAAGCAAGAAAACTATGGCATTTTATTGAGGGTGCAGATAGAGAAACTAAACAACACAGAAAAGAAGTTATGTTCTTTCAGATGTTAGAAGGCCTACATGAAAGTGAAGCTAAACTTCTTTGTGATGCTAAAGATAAAAAACTTCATCAAGTATATAAAGGATTATCTTCTAATGTGGTAAGAGAAGCATTTGGTTGGGATGAAGATTTTAAAGTGCCTCCGCCTGATGTATATCCAGCATCGCCTGGCCTAGCATCTGGAGCTGATAGGTGATCATAAATCCTATTCAATGGCCATCAATAGTATATCCTAAGAAGGAACAACCGTTGATACCCAGAGTAAAACGAATCACTCCAACAAAGTGGCCTGACAAATCATTAAAACGTCTATTACAAGACATAAAAAAAGAAAAATAATAATTAAACCCTTGTTTTACAAGGGTTTTTTTATG